TCACTAGTCCGAGCCTGCTCAGATGGCAAACTTGGGCCTATCCGTCTAGCTCTTAACCGAATCGACGGCAAAGTGGAGACGCCAGTTGAGGTGATCTACCCTAAATTTATCTGTCTTTACCCAGAAGCGAAGACTGTAGCGGGCATAAAGCCTTCTGACCCCACTCCTGTTATCGAACCAGGTGATGTCCCCGAAGAGAAAGGGCTGGTAACCACAACTCCCCCTCCAGAAGAACCCGAAGTCGTAGAAGATGTTGTAACCTTTACATTAAGAGAAGCAGTCGAGAAGTTGGCCCAGCAAGATCGCACGTTTGTGAAGCTGATCTTAGACGAAAAGAAAGCTGTTGAGGAGAAAGATCCTAAAGTCATTAATAAGGCGAAGATTGTCTCGGTCAAGGCGGTTATTGCGGCTAATCTCCTAAAACTTGCCCAGACTAACAACAATTTTGACGCCATAACAGAGGTGTTCGACCAGATCGACGGCAAACTAGTTGAAACCATAAGGGTTTTAGGAGAAGATATATACCTAACCAGTTACATTGAAGAGGCGCCTTATGGGGCGAAGAAGAATGAAAATGGTATTTATCAATTAGAGGCACCGCAAATATCGGATATATGGAAGGCAAAACTCAAGCAAAACTAATCAAGTATTTAAAATCTAAAGGCTGTTACGTTATTAAGACTTCCCCCGGCGTCGGGACTCCAGTAGGATGTCCGGATGTGATTGCTCTTTATGAAGGGCTCTGGATCGCGCTTGAGGTTAAATCTTCAGCGAAAGCACCCTATAAACCACTCCAAAAAGAGACGCTCGCAAAGCTCGCGGGGTGGTCTTTCACTTATGTTATTTACCCAGAGAACTACGACGAAGTGATCCGCCAACTCGACGCTATTCTATAGTATGGTGCTTGTGTTATTATTGAGATATAAAATAGGGTATTATTATGGCTTCAAGCATTAACAAAAAGACTAATTTCGCATGGGACAGGGGAACATCATATACTATTGGGATCGTTTATGAAAAAGACGGGGTAGCGCATACTCTAGTCGGAGCTACAGTTCTCTGTACAGTGAAAGACGTTGAATTTGATGATAGCACCACCGATGCTACTTCTATTATCCCTCCTAAAAACATCACAACCGGAAACGCTCAAGGAGAGGCTGATATCGTCTTTACTCCGGCTGAAACTGCGGAAATTGAGCCAGGCGAGTACTTCTACGATGTTAAGGTCGATGAAGACTCTGATGGTGTGAATGTTTATAAGATCTTAGAAGGTAAAATCACTCTAGGCGGAAGCCCAACAAACAGGCTATTAACATAGGAAGGGGGTTCCAATGGCCGACGTAATCGTGAGAACCAATGTCGAAAATGGCTCTAGGGTAACTGCTAGTGTTTCTCCCAGCGGGAATGTAACTGTGAGAGCCGGTACTGAGGCCGCTGTTCAAACCAGCGTTGAAGACGGCACTCAGGTAAACGCCAACGTTGCCCAGGGGACTACTGTTCATGCCGGAGTCGCTGTTGGAGCTCCAGGCCCTCAAGGCCCCGAGGGTCCAGAAGGTCCCCAAGGCCCCGCCGGACCGCAAGGGATTCAAGGAGTAGCAGGCCCCGCCGGACCAGAAGGCCCAGAAGGTGACGTAGGTCCACAAGGTCCCCAGGGAATTCAAGGTTTTCAGGGCCCACAAGGAGATATCGGCTTAACTGGACCGCAAGGACCACAGGGCATAACCGGCCCCGCTGGTGCCACAGGTCCTGCAGGACCAACAGGACCTACGGGCGCAACTGGCCCAGCAGGCCCAATGGGACCGGCAGGCCCCTCTGGCGCTTCGAGCACTGGCTATGAACTCCATGATGGACCAGAGTATACTAATACTTATGTCTATGTCGGATATGAGCACGTTTCGGATGGGAGTTGGTTCATTTATAGAAAAACTAGATCTAATAACCTCCGAGAATATGCGAATGGAGCAAGCTCTTATGCGACTAACTGGACGAATAGGGCGTCTTTAACATACTTATAAAATGGCATTATTAACTTACAACGGAACCAATTATGATACTATGCTCGGCAGTGCTGCTATTGCCAGCGGTACAGTTAACCTTACCCTAGCTGGAATCACAAGTGCCGGAGTCACAGCACCAAACCTAGTGAACGCGGTTAACGGGTGTTGGATCAATGTGGCGTCTCTCCCTACAAACGGGGGGAATCTTACTGTTGAGGTGATGGAATCTGGTGTGTCTAAGGCTTTAGCCACAATCAATAATGCCGATATTAAGCTGGGCTTTAACTACGTTAGATTTGCTACTCCTTACGTTTTCGGTACTCTCACCGCTTCTGCCTTTACCGCTAGAGTAAAAAATACAGTTGGTACTTCAGGATCACTTAGACTTGCAACTTCTGGTCTATGGTTTGAATTTACTTATAACCTAACAGCAGCTTCTCCCACAACATCAGATGATGTCTGGGTTGGAGGATTCAATGATGCCGGCCTTACTCCTAAAAACTTAGTGATAACTGGTTCTGGTAACTCTTGGGGGACTGGTGCTGGTACCTCTCCGGGATCTACAACTCAGTTTATGGGCGCTGCTTTAACTATCGGTAGTGGAGGAACAACAAGTAGAGATCAGACTGCTTCAAACGCTCTTACCTTAAAAGGTAGCGTATATGTCACAGCGGGCGGGGTATGGGACAATCGAGCTCCTTCGAATAAGGCAATTATTGTTACAACCTCCTTCGATATGGTTGCCACTGGCGATCAAGGCTTCTTTACTGCAACAGGTAACTACGGCGGCCAGATTCTAACTACAGGCGCGACTTACGTTGTCTCCGGGACCTATGCTTCTGGGGTAGGGACTGCGGCAAGTCCACTAACCTATCAGGCTGCACACGGACTTTCTGTTGGTGACGAAATTGTAGTAGCTGGTAACGGGTACCTCAACAATCAAACTAGATTTGTCATAACAGTGGTCAACTCCACTCAAGTGGTGGTATCAAATACATCCGGTGGATCAGAGAACGCTATTACAAATACTCCTACTGTTGGTGCCCATATTGGTAACTTGACTAGAAACTCGATCATAAAAGTGACTAACACCGCTAGAGGTTATTATGCTGTAAATGCTTCAAATACTGCAGGAGACTTTAGTTATACCAGGTTCGAATACAGTGAGTGTAACTCCGGTAAGGCTATGAACTTACAACTCAACAGCTTAACTCCTATGGACGGAATTGTGCTTTACAACAACCCTTCAAGTGGTAGGCATAACTTAGTTCTTCCGGGTAATGCTTTGGCCCAAACATTTACTGGTTTGATTCTTTACAACACTAGGGGTGGTAACTATTCTGGTCAATCAGGTATTGGTTTTAGTGCATCTTCCAATAAAGCTTTTGTCGATTGTCTACACTTTAATGGCCCCTCTTCTACAGAGACTTGTGCGTTTATCTCATTGAACCTCTCTTCAACTGCGAACATTTTCACCAACTGTCACTCTTATGGGGCGAATGCCGGTAACTCCTCCGCTGGATATGCTATTGGCTTGTTCTCTTCTTCTGGTAATATTTTCAATAACTGTTCTGTAAATGGTGCAAGGCAAAACGCGGTTTACTCTAATACAGGTGATAAAAACACCTTCAACAACTGTAACTTTGGGGATAAAGCGACCAATACTATAGATATCTTCGTTGCTACAGAATCACTGAATACGATGCTCTTTAACGCTTGCGTGTTCGCTTCTGCAACCTTGATCTCTAATTATCTCAACCAGCTAGAAGGTAGCTTGATCGCCTTCCAGGATATGGACCTTAATACCTCTAAGCATAGGTGGTATACAAATCACGGCAAATTCCGCTCTTCAGGCTCTGGTTTAGCAGACACTACTGTTAGAACTGCAGGATCTCTAGCCCTTGCTTCTGAGCCAGAGGACGCCACCCTTGGTTCAAGTTACATTTTTAGAGTCCCGGCGAGTCCGAGCTCTAAGGTTGTAGTCCCCGGTTATATCTATAGGAATGCCACCTTCTCAAGCGGTGTGATTAAGGCCGAGCTCTTCTTACCAGGTAACGTGTCGACAACTCCAGATGCAACCTACACCTTCCCGACGACTACACTACAGTGGTTAGACTTCACCTTGGCAGCTCAATATAATGGAACAGTCCCTCGATACGCCATAGTTAAAATAACCGGCTTTACTGCAACTGCAGGAGCGATCTTCTTCGTGGACGACCTTTATGATGCTGGTTTGAATAACAAAGTAGCGGGATTCGACCTCTGGGATGAGGGCCAACCATCTAAAATTATGGTTGTAACTGACTTTAGTGCGGCAGTTCCGGTTATCGTTAATAGTCTATGGAACGATTCAAATACTTATGCAGTTGGCACTAAGGGCAAAGCGGTTATTGATACTGAGAGTAATTCGGATGCGACTCAAGCAAAAGTTGATGTATTATAGTTTAGTGTTTATGTTATAATTTTTGCTATAAAACTATAGGAGGTTTTGAAAGTAATTATGGCATTAAGAAACGTAGGACCCTACAGCCCAGCAGCATACCAGGCTGCAGAACAAATTTTGGCAGGAGGCGCTGGTGCACCAGCCTCCCCGAACGTTATTAAAGCGGCTAATGAAATCATAGCCAAGCAGAACTCTCAATCTGCCCCTGTTAGACGAACTGCTCCAGCAGCAGCCGGAGGAGGATCAGGCGAAGATGCAGCCCTCAATGCAGCAGCAATCGCTAATACTCAAAAAGCAATCGGAAGTCTAGACACTGAACTAAATACTGGTTACGGGAACATTGATTCTAGTTATGGATCTCTAGTCGGTAAATACGATAAAGAGGCTTCTCAGACTGCAGAAGATTATGATGAGCAGACAGTTAGCAATAATAAGAGCCTCGATAAGAACAGGCAGAACGCTCTTTTAGCCGCAGCTCAAGGTAGACGTGGACTTCGCGGTACGCTATCTGCTATTGGCGCTCTATCTGGTGATGGTGGATTCTTAGCTGATAATGCTGTTAGAACCTCTGCCAACGAAGATATCGGTGGTGCAGTAGACACTTATGCTACTAACGCAACTGGCCTAGATAAAGCTAAAAGTCGTTTCGACGAAGAAGATCGGGACCGACGTAGAGAAGCAGAGACTGCTCGAATTAACCAAAGAACTGCCCTAGAAGGTGCTGTTGCTGGTAAAAGGCAAGGCTTCTTGCAAAAGATGGCTGAACTATTTGGTAGCTCTGGGAATAATGCCGAGGCTACTAGAGTCCTTAACGAAGCTGGTGATCTTAACCAGACTATTGCAGCCAAGAGTGCTGTTGCAGCTACTCCGTTCACTGAACGTAAGGCAGCCTTCACTCCTGGGGATCTAGAACGATACCTAGCTGGAGCTGGAGATATGACAGTCGACGTAGCAGGAGGTGGGCTTGGTGGCACTAAACCAGCCACACTTCTAGCAGGGAAAGCACTTGGACGAAGAAGAGACGAAGAAGAACTAGCAGTTTAACTAAAGGGGGCCAAAGGCTATGGCGTTGCTAAATAAGATCTGGTCCGGACTAGACTTCTGGAACAAACAGGAGAACAAGGGCCAACGTGATAACTTCGCCCAACAGGACGAAGAAGAACGCCGTAGACGTGCGCGGGAGGCTGCTTTGCGCCAACTCCAGCGTACTAACGCTCCTCGAGATAATTATGTAGAGCTCCCTCAGAATGAACCAAAGTCTCAGTTTGACTTCACCTCCCCTCTCGCGAAGGTAGGCTCTCAAAGCACCGCAACTCCCGCACCTAAACCCGAACCTGCCCCAGAACCTCAGCAAGAATTTGTACAACTTAAAAAGAGTGGTGAAGAGAATAAGAAGATTTTCGGTAGAAATGCTGCTTGGTTACTCCCTAAAAGCCTCGAGAAAAGAACTGTTCTTAGTGGAGACGGAACTTCTAAGACTGATAAAAATACTTACTTAACTGGGTTCGAAAACGTTAACAAGGATTATCAGGATGTTCTGATTAAATCAGCTCGAGAAAGGGCTGCTAAAGGAGATCAGGCCGCTCTTAACACTATTAAGGTCTTGGAGGACGCTGGCAAGATCGAGAAGGGAGGCGGACGAAAAAAGGGTTTTTTAGAACGTGGTGCAGAGATTTCTACCGCTCCAGGCCGGTCTGCCCTTCGTGTGGGCACAGGCGTTGGTCAAGGGGCAACTGGACTTTACGACCTCGCAACACCAGGGATCGGGACAAATAGAGTATCTCAAGGCTTAGATAAGGTCGCTAAAAAGATAGACGAAGACGCCCAGAAAGCTGGGTTAAGTGGTTATTATAAGACCGGTAATGTGGCGGGGGAAGCTCTTTCGCTGATGATACCAGGTGCTGCACTGGCTAAAACTAAGGTTGCAGAGAAGGGTCTAGCCAAGGTCGGCGGTAAATACACTGGGGCAATCGCAGAAGATTTTGTTGAAAGCATACCATTCACTCTTAAACAAACTGGTGAGAAATCTTCAAAAGGTGAAGAGGTCACCGCCAAACAGCTCGCTATCGATGCCGGTACAGGTGCCGTTTCTGCAGGATTGCTTAAAGGTATTGGCTCTGGGTTTGGCAGGGTTCTTGGCAAATTCAAGGGTGCAGATAACGCCGTCGAAGATGTCGCCAGAGTAGTCGAATCAGAAGACGCTCCATCTATTCCTGGCCAAATTAAAAAGACTGTTCAAGAAGCGGATGAAACTCCGACTGTCACTGTAGCGGACGGGGTTAAGTCTACAAACCTCGCAAAAGCTCCAGAATCAGCTCCTATCGAAGTGCCTAAAGCCAATGTGGTAGATGAGGCTGCTGATGCTGTCCCTAGTGAACTAGCTCCAGAAGTACCTCGGGAGATGCCACTACCCGTTCAGAATATACCAGATCCTAGCCTACCTCTTGCCAAGGTTGGGGACGAGGTGCCAGTACCAGAGACTAATCCTCAACAGGTTGCAGACTTCCGTGAATCAATAAATGTGCCTCTACAGAAGGCTGATATCCCGGAACCAGTCTCTCCGGTACCATTGAATACTCCTGCTGATATAGCTGAATCAGTCGCTCAAGGTGAAATGCGAGTAAACCCAGAGCTTGATGCTCAAGGCAACCCTACTCTAGTCTCAGACGCCCAGATCTCTAATGATCTAACCGAAGCAGGTGTTGTACCTGCTCGAGGTGACAGTGCCGTTGCGGCAACCGAAGAAGAGCTCCAAGCTCAGGCTGCCAGAGCAGTTGCAGAAGAGGTTAATACTCCTTATAGAGTCTCTAGTTACGAAGATCCAATCTCAGGTGAAACTATCGTTCTGGACCCAGAAAGGCTCGCTAGAGAGATCTCTGAGCTCAGATCTATACCTGCCAACCAAAGGACTCAGCTCCAACTTAAAAAACTTAATGACTTAACTGATATGTATAGGAACTGGGAAGACGTTTCTATTGTCGCCGATAAGCCAGGTGCAGAAGAACTGTACCCGAATTTCACCCCAGAAGGTCGCGTAGCACTTGAAGAGACAATGGCTCAGTTAGATCCTGCATCTCGAGCAGTTAAAGACTTAGAGGGTGTTAGATCGCTAGAGAGAGGGAATCGCATCGCTGAAGGTGGGATTGAGTTCAGTGAAGCTGGAGGTGGTGAGGCTGGTATGCGAGCTAAACTCTCAGCTCTTAAAGGCGAATATTCTAAGTCTAGTTACGAACCTGTAAATATTCCTAAAGAAGCCGCAGACGAAGTCCTAAACGACATCGAAGCTTCCACTAAACTTAGAGACTTCCAGAAGCTCAACACTCAGCAAGCCTTCCGAAAGCTCTGGGGAGATGTAGATCAGGCCCCAACTAAGGCCGATGTTAGATATATTCGAGACTACTACAATGGCAAACAGGATGGCTTAGGAAACGTTATTTCTAAGCAAATAGAAGAAGCTGTAGCCGGGAAAGGTGCAGACGACTTCAACTTACTCGAACAAATTGCAGGAGCCCCGCGTACTCTTATGACTACTCTCGACTTCTCCTCCCCTCGGCAGGCAGGCGTTTTGATGGCTAGACACCCGATTGAGGGCACAAAAGCCTTCTTTAAGGGAATCGGTTATGCTTTCAACAAGGGTGGCTTCGATGATGCCGTTGAACGAATGGCCACAGAAGTTGATCCAAATGGCGTTAACTACTCTGAATTTATGGAATCTGCAATGAATCTGCAGGTGCCTAGTTTATGGGATCAAGCTGCAGAAGAAGCAATGTCTTCCGCTCCTCTGCTTGAAAAGACTCCTTTCGTAGGTGGTCTTATCAAAGCTTCAAACCGCTCATTCTCAGGAACACTAACTAACCTTAGATATAATGTGGCTAAGAACTGGATTGATAACGTCGGTGGTGTAGACGAAGTTTTAAAGAATTTCTCAGGTAAAGAGCTCGAAGACATGGGAGAGGCTTTGAACACTCTCTCTGGTCGTGGTGGTAAACGTGGTGGCTTCACTGACGAACACGCTCAAATTCTTAGCAAGACTCTCTTCTCTGGGCGCCTCTGGGCTTCAAGACTTAATATGCTTAACCCTTACTGGTACTACCGGTTATCTGGTCCTGCCCGAACTGAGGCTCTAAGTTCAGCCGCAGCCTTCGCGGGTATGGCGGGTGTAGTCTTAACGATGGCTGATGCTCTCCCAGGTGTAGAAGTAGGTAAAGATCCTAGATCCGCAGACTTCGCCAAGATTAAGATTGGCAATACTAGGTATGATATCTTAGGCGGTTTACAGCAAAATATCCGTGTAGGAGCTCAAGTTTTAACCGGCAAAAAGATCAACTCTTCAACTGGCGAAGAGCAAGACACTACTCCAGCAAATGCTCTAGGAGGCTTTATGGAGGGTAAACTTAACCCAATGCTAGGATTTGGTTGGAAGATGTCCAAGACTGCTCCTAGTGATGATGGGAACCCACTCACTCGAGAAGACCCTTACGGCAACGAAGTAAATATTCTCGGCGAAGCAGGCAAGCTAATAGCTCCACTGACTCTTACGGAGCTCCCAGCGAATGTGAAAGAATCCGGATCTCTATTAGGTGGAGTTGCTCGAAGCGCCCCTGGTATTGTTGGCGCAGGTGTACAGACTTACGGAGGTGAAGAGGACGTCCCTAAAGGTGATAAGAAGATTAAAGCCGCACTCGAGAATGGTGAGTACGATAGGGCCATATCTGGCTACAAGGCTGAATTCGAGAAGGAGTTCAAAAAGAAAGATCCATCTGAGAAGAACCTCAAAGACATTGCCAATAAAATCACTGAGGCTGAATTCGAGCGTGATGGAGTTCCGACTAGCGACGAAGGTATAAAAGCTCGAATGGAAGATGGAGAATATGATAAGGCTTTAACAGGGCTCAGATACCAGCTTGCTCAAGCCAACCAAGACCCTAATAAAGCTGCTAGCACTAAGCAGAAGATGAAGGATGAGATCAAACGGCTAGAGGTCACTCAAGATAAAGCTTATGCTCCAGAAGTAATTAGTCTATACTCAAAGATAAGTCAATCTCAGTGGAGAGCGATGGGGGACCCAGAAAGCGAAGATTACGATCCAGATATGTATGATTTGCTTTACTCTTATGATGCAGATCTTGCGGATGCAGGGGTTAGCTTGAAAGAGGACAACGGGTCTAAACCTAAGTACAAGGCTAAAGAAGCTGGAAAAGGTAAAGGCGGAAAAGGTGGACGCGGTGGCAAGGCTAAGTCAATTAACACTAGTATTGCAACCCAGAACCCTAGCGGATCATACCAACCGCTAAAGGCGAGAGGAGCAAGCTTCTCCACCCCAGAATCCGCTATACCAGTTCTAGCTAAAGTACCTAACTACGATAGGTCCAAGCTTAAAAAAATCAACGTCACTAAGGGAGGCAGAGCATGACAACTACAGAGAAACTACATAAATTCGCGCAGAGCGTATACTTAACTCGATATAATCGGTATATTGACGAGATCAGTGATACTGACGGGGTTGAAGAGGTAGCGAAGGCTATCGACTGGACCAATATGTTCTTGGATGAGTTAATGGCGGAAACCGATCCAGAAGGCCGCCCGATTGATTGGTTTTTCCTCCGTGAGAACGACGTTGAAATTGGTACTATCTCCTCTTCTACTCAAACTTTTGACCTCCCAGACGGCGTTTTGAGGCTTGTTATAGATGAATTCCGCCCACTAGTTATAAGCCAAGACGGAGCTGTTATCAGTGAGTGGGACGTCGTAGCTCCTAGCCAGCTAACTAATCGTAACCGCTACCTCAGTAGTGAACAACGGGTTAGTTATGTCGGAGATCAAATAGTTTTCTCTAGACCTTTGAATGAGGGTGAAATTGGCGGGACTATAACTGCGGATGTTATCAACGAACCTACAGAACTCTCTCTGATTAATGTCGATCTGCTCGATCAAGTGAAGCCAAAACTACTCCTAATCTTAGGTGTTGCAAAAAACGCAACACTCCCAGATATTGTGCAGGGTGGTACCTCACCTGCTTTTGCCCAGAAATACAACAACTTATTGGAAGGTGCTAAAGCACGAAGTCAAGCGAGTTCCATCCCAAGCGAAGCTTCGCGGGAGGATTTCGGTAACATAGCGGGGATATTCTAGTATATGGCAGTCACCGAGCCGGTAGCAGTACCAAAGAAAAACATAACCAGTGTTGATGTCACTGGGTTCTCTGGTGGCTTGTTCCTGAATGGTGAGCAAAATGCCGCTGGCAATCAGATCGTTGCGAGTGAAGATGTAGAGTTATCTATCGACGGCTTCCTCACTCCTCGAAAATCTCTAACCCCATTTCTCCCCGATACTGTAGAGGATGGCTACGATACCTACCCTGTTATCACTGATGATGGGCTCAAATACTATACGGCAGATGATGGCAAAATAAAGTATTGCCAAGAAGGTGACGACGACTGGACCGACTGCGGAGGTGATAACACTATCACCACCCAAAACGGAGGGAAGCCTATCCTTCTGAGGGCTCTTGACTGTCTCTTGATCCTTAACGGAGGCAACGGCGACAAGCTCGCTTACGTCGATCTGTCTAATAACAACGTCGTAAAATACACCTTAGTAGCCAACCCTTCAGGAGCTCCAACTGCCTCTCCAACTGTTCTAACGAACTCTGGGGCCTACACTATCTATTATGGATACACCTTCTCATCTCCTACCGGCGAGACTGAGCTTTCTCCTATTCTCTCTTATACAGTTAACAAACCCCGAAGCCTCTGGAAAGCTGACGGGACCGAGTACCTCACTGTTTCTCGCCCAGCCGGCAACCCAGCAGGTTCTACTTACTGGAATCTATATATAGCTCTAGCCTCCAACGGAGGTGTTATACAGCCTACTGATATGCTTCGTCTCGCTACGGGGCTCGACCTTAACAGCTTGAGTATTGTAGATGATGGCACTCTGGCTATTGATATTGGACGCGGCACACCGCCTGCAGTTAACTCTACCGATGGGCCTAGGGTTCAGTTCGGGATCGAGACTAATGGGCGACCTGTACTCTTTGGAGACATCGATAACCCTCACAATATTTGGATTGGTGGTGATGGTGAATTTGCCCTAGACTTCTCATCTGCTAACGGAGGCTTCCGGTCTGAGCCTTCTAAGGGTACGAATTACTACCCTGCAAGCGTCGTGGGCTTCAGAAACGGGCAAGGTATACCTTCGCTCACAATCCTCTTTTCTAACACTCAGGGGCTCTCTAAACAGGCTACCCTTGAACAACAGACGATTAATTATGGAAATCAGTCCTTTGTTGTTTGGGGGGTAACTGAGCAGAACTATGGAGCCGCAGGAGTCGCCTCATCTCTAGGTGTAGTAAATTACAGAGGTCAACTCTCCTTCCCATCTACAGATGGGTTCACATCTATGGACACTCAGCCATCCCTCCAAAACGTTATTGCTACTAAAGAAATTGATAAAGATATTAAACCCTACACTCGCCGTATTAAGGTTAGTGCGCTAGGCGAAATTGTCGGTACTGGATGGGATAATCGCATTCTTTGGATCGTTCCTGCTGAAGGCTTTGATACCCCTAACGAAATCCTAATCCGCGATCTTAATAATAACGGGGGTTGGTACAGACTCAAAATTCCAGCTCAGTGGATTGGCACAGTGTCACCTCCAGATAGCCCAGCTTTCGTATATATTCGCCAAGGCAAAAAGACCTTTAAGCTTTTCGATTCATTCGGTACTGTTGACTATATCGATGGCTCAGGAGAAACCTTTACTACTTCTGCCAGAGGAGCCCTAATGGGAATCAGCGAGAGCCATAACACCTACCAAGCAGTCGTTCAGGCTATGTTCTACATTATGAATTTAATGGGTAACATCACTATTGGAGTCAATTATAGGAACCAGAATGGCAAAATTAAGACAAAGCAAAAGACTTATATCGGTCCTGCCTATGTGCTCTCTACCTCTGGTGGGTGGTCTGATCCACAATATACTTATGCTTACTTTGCGGCGCCTCCGGGATGGGACGATCCTGCTCAACTTGATGTTAGTGCTTCCGCGACAGAGCGTGAAGACGTTCGCATACCTCTTTCTATTAACGATTTAGCTTCTGAAGTGCAGTGGTTCATTGAGACTGACAGCGGTTACAATGACTACAAACTTCGAGCTGTATCTTTTGAAGGTGAAAACCTAGGAGTAAAGCCAGATTTAAGATAGAATAAGGTTAAAAGGATAAGCAATATGGATAATTTAGACACAGAAAACCAGATCGATATGGAGACAATCATCCAGGAGTGGGGCACAGCCCGGACTACTAGAGAGAGCTACACTAACGATTTCCCTTCACTAGACAACATTGTTGATGGCGTACCTGTTAACCATCAGTCTAATGCCCCTTTCGTGGGCGATACTACTTTGGCCGGCCTAGTCCGCTCAGTACCTCGAAATTCTCTCGAACAGCTACCTATTTTCTCCGCAACTGTTAACGGGACCAAGAACAGCATCCCAGCTCAGATTTGTTCTTACCTACTTAGAAGAGCTGTTTTCAACGAAGATACCTTCGGCAAAGGACTTTTGTCTACTATGCAGGTTGGGGCCGAAGAAGCTCTAACTCACGGCTATGCACCATTTATGGTGGCAAATAAGCAGATGCGTGGCGATCACGGAACCAGTATGAAAGGTTTGCACTACGATGATGTAGACCCAGAGTCCGGCATAACAGACGCTTACGAAGCTGGATTCTTCTATGTTGTCGCTAACCTGCCTAAGTCTCGAGTTCGTAAGATCCGCGATGCGGCGAAGCTAAATCCGGATACTAGCTGGAATACTCCTAAGCTAGATGAGCTCCTAGATATGCAACCAGACGGCAAGAATTACTCTATCTACCAGTCTAGTGCCAAGAATAAGAATGCTGCTGCGGCAAACTCCAGCACCTACCAATTTGTTACCAGGTATGAAACTGGCAAAGGTGGGAAGTTCATTACTTTCTGTCCGCAGATTATGGACGAACCACTCAGAGTCATTGAGAATAAGTCTAAGTATGGCTACCCTAGAGTCTTATTCTTAGTGATTGATCCGGCATCTTTGAGCCCATACGGAACTTCTAGAGTCCGCCTGGCTTCTCCAATGCAGAATATGATGAACGTTTATTTGCAGAATATTGCTTCAATGCTGCTCTTAAACAGCGCTCCACCGGTGTTACAGCGTGGAAGATTCACAGCTCCTATCCAACTTAAGCAGAATGCGAAATGGATTACACTTGACCAAAATGCTAAAGCCGAGCTTGTCCAGCTTGATAACGGAGCTCTAGCTCAATTCGTACCATTTGCTCAACAGTTCTCTTCTCAGATCCAGAACATGATGGGTACCCCATCTGGGGCTCTGAACGGGAACTCTAATGCATTTGGGTACTCTAAGACTGGCCCAGGTGTAAGGATGCAGGAGAAGGCTACAGACGTTGCCACAAACCAGGTTACTAACATAATGGAGAACTTCTTAAGGCAATACGCCCTAGTCGCTCTCGACACTTATATCTGCGAGCAAGAGGGCGAAGACGAACTTATAGTCGACGACGACTGCAAAAACGCCATTAACCGCTTCTCAGAGTCCAACTTCGTACCAGAACCAAACCTTGAAGTTGACCCTACTGGCCAGACAATGACTGAGTTCGTACCTACTATTGGTGACGATAATAAGATCACTATTAACTGGGATGAGCTTTACGAAAGCATCCAAGACTGGACTGTTGAGATTGAGCTCAGTGTTGGTAAAGACGAAATGGAAGAGAAAAAGCGAGCTGACCTTCAAGATATGCACACTGTTATGTCTCAGACTGCAGCACCAGAAGATGTCGCTAAACAGGCTAAGATTGGTGAACTCGAGGACATCATGCTTGAGAAAGCAGTCCCAGAATATACTGCTCCGGAACAGCCTGCCATCCCTGTTACTCCACCTATGCAGCCAATGGTGTAAAACTAAATGTTTGACTTTCTTAAATAACATAAGCTATATTGAGAATAAATAGCAATGCAAAGATTATAACTATGGGACCAAACGACGAAGAATTTGATTATCGCTCATCTAAGCAAGGTGTACCTTTGGATATCGTCAATGCTCAAAACGAGAAAGACCTCCCAGCGCTTGTGAAAGTTAAGGCAATCTTAGACGAATCTATTATCGCCCTTTACAGAGACTTCAATGCTTTCGACCTAAAAAAAGACATCAAGGAACAGATACTAGCACACCAGATTGCATCAAACATTCTGGTGGCAGTTCAGTCCCAGGTGCAGGTCGCAATAGAAGAAGCAAGTTTAAAGAAAGGTTAATATTATGGCACCAGACGATCAGCAAGTAGTAGCAGAACCAGTAGTAACCCCAGAGGCTCCGTCTCAAGACGACCAAGAGTGGGAGCAGGCTGCACAAGATTTTAAAAGTGAAGTAGGTATTAAAGAGGAGGCAAAGCCAAATGAAGCTCCGAAAGTTCAAGAAGATTCTAAGACGCCAGCTGAAGGAGGAGCAGAAGCGGTTACTCCACCAGAAGGCGAACTCGCCCCAGAAGCAACTCCTGAACCTACCCCGCAGGATACTACAGTTCGTGACCAGCGTGCTATCCAAAGGGAAATCATAGAAGACCAGAAGGCCATGAAAGAGGACATCCGAAATGAGATGTTTAAAGACGCTGCGCCTCAGCTACTAGACAAAGATGGTGACCCTATTAACGCCCCTGAAGATCTACTCAAGATAATTAACCCGAACACCGGAGAGCCTTTCACTGCCCAAGAAGCTACAGCCTATTTCCTCCAGTGGAGAATGGACGCCGATAAGAAGGTAGAAGACGTTGAGAAACAAATTGAGCAGATAGCCGATGTCCAGCTATCTATTAAAGATCAAGCTGATAACGTTTTAACTAAGTATGGTGCACTCCTTAAAGAGAAGCCTGAGCTCGGGAAGATGCTTTGGGACACTTATGCAGAGACTTTAGAAAAAAACGAAGAGAGTGGTATTATAACTAGAGCTCCGCAATCTTTAGAGAGATTTGCAGATATTGCACTTTCTGGGCATCAAGAAGCTTTTGAAGCTAGACAGGCTGCCGCTCAACCGCCTGCTCCTACACCAGAGGCCGTTCAACAGGAAGAGAAACAAAAAGAGGTCGTCAAAAAACAAACCCGTTCTGACCGCGAGGATATATTCTCCGGCGGAAAGACGGAGACAATGGACGCGGAGGAGAAGGAATGGGCCAAAGCAGCCAAGGAACACTACGAAGGTAACTAAATAAGGAGAAAATATTATGATTAAATTTAAAAATATATACAGCGGTGAAGTAAGAGAATGTGTTTCAGAGCCACACATAGCGGCTTTCTGGGGTTCGAGTGATCGTGGACCAAACGTTAACCAAGGGCAAGACCGAGGATGGAGACTAGCTCCAGAGATCGTAGTTGAGCTTAATAAGATTAAGAAGAGCCCAGAGCTACAGCAGATGGTTGCTGCTAGATACGGGATTGCTACTGACCTCCTAGGCGAACCAGATATGCTCCGTTACATCTCTGATAACAACACCCCTAGCAACGGACAACCAGAGATCAATCAGGACGATGCTTCATTCGAACGTGCCTACCAAGACGAAATCCGAGCTCTAGAGGCTGAAGAAGAAGAGCCGGTAAAAGAAGAGGCTCCAAAGGTTGAAGAACCTACCCCTGTAGAACCTGAAAAAGCTCCAGAAAAAGCAGAGCCAGCGTCTAGCAAAAAGTAAAGCGGTAGTGCTAAGATATTAGTAGTCGTACATTAACGACGCTAAGGAGATATAGCATTATGACACAAGTACAAAGAAAAGATTACACAACTGAAGACGCTATTAAGCAGGGTCAAGAACAGGCTGAAATCAACGTTAAAAAAGAGCGAGAAGAGAGCACTATTGCTGATGCTCCAACTCGAGATGAGATCGCTGAAGATGCCCGTGAGACTGCTAAAGCTAATCACAAGGCCGAAGTTAAGGAACAAAAAGAAGTCAAAGTAGATAGCAATGAGCTTACTAACGATACTAGTAAGGCTGCAAAAAAAGCTACTAGTGAAAGCCAACTGCACCCAGGGTTTGACGTTCTAGGTGAGCAGAAGGAAAACGATGGAGAAGAGCCTGCGAAGGTTCCTGCATCTGCTCCTGAAGAAGTTAAGGCTACTAGCTCTGAAGCTAACGAAGAGAAGGGTAAAAAGTAACAATGGCACTCGCGACTAACGCTTCGGGTAACATTACTACTCAGAACCTAGTGCCTGCAGGCGTAGCTACTACTGGATCTGCAGTAGAGCTCGCTCTAGGTGGTGAGGGGGATACAATAGCTATCCAAGTCACCGGAACTTATACCGCTGTTGGTGGTTTGGTTTTACAAGGGACAGTTGATAATACTAACTGGTTAACTATTACTGACGCGACTGTATTCAAGAAGCTAGTGGATGGGGTTGCTTCTGCAACTATCCCAACTACTGTTCAAAGCATCTTCCGCGCTGACGTATCCGGACTCTCAAGAGTTCGTGTGATGGCTCCTGGAGCTGTTACTGGTACCGCTGTAGTATCAATTCTCGGTGGTAAAGGAACCTTTTAATTAAGCGGGTGAATAGAAGTTAGTTTGTACTAGCGTCTCTTCACTCCAGCTTTCCTCGGCCTGCGATCCATATAGTTCGCAGGTTTCTTGGTCGAACTCCAGCTCTATAGCTTGGTACATATATCGAGTGCAGTCGGCAGCGTGAGACTCAGATTTGTGCTCCGGTCCCGTGTAATCCCCTGTTAATGGATTAAACTTACGGGAGTATAAATACAGCTTTTTAATGAGATCAATCGTAGTAGGCTTATTAACCTTACTCTTCCCGAGCCACGCCATAGCTCGGTTGATGCCATCTGCTATCGGTTCACGCCTTAGTAAACTCGAGTTAACTAGTCCAAAATCTCTGATCTTTTCGATACGCGGAATAGCGTCTGAGTCTCTGGTGGACCCATCGTGGGGCAAGAAGTTCCACTGGATGTTATATGGCTTAGACTGGACAAACTTCACAATGGCCTCATTCGCTAGGCTGGACGTTTCGTAATAGTCTATTATAACAGGGGTAGGCTTGCCGTTAATCTTATAAAACTGGAAGAAGGTGATTGCGGTGGCATCTGCCATACCGAGGTCCCACGCTGTATATGCTGGGTAGGCTGGGTTATAGGGGTAGAGGTCGATGCCTTTATCCTCTTCTAACTTAGAGAGAATCTGGCCATAATAGGTGGCTGCTGAGGCTTGACCCCAGTCACACAAAAACTCTTGCCGGAAGAAGAAGTCGTTACCATTCTTGGCGATGGCATCTCTCTGTAGAGCGTCGAGCGTCTCCTGACTCAAGTACTCTTCGGCTGTAACTCTAGAAGCATACTGGTCTGGGTTCTTCTCAGCACCCTGGAACAATATCTTAAACGTACCACCGCTGATAGCGTCGATTTTAGGGGTACCTTGGATTATGATCTGACCTCCGTTAACTGCTACGATTGGCACGACCACATCATAGGCTCCGCTATCTATTAGTGGGAACTCTGAGAATATATATAGTTTGCCGTTCGCACCACGAAGGCTGTCGGCATCGGCACCACTAACTAGCGAGAAGGTAGATCCATTTAAAAGAGTTATCTTCATCTCCGTGTTATCCTGCCGTGCAATCAAGCTTTTAGGGATGTGTTCAATGGTCTTGAAGCCATCATTCTCAACGTTATCCCAGAACGCTTTACGTCCTTGCTCCTTAGTCGGGAAGACTAGAACCACGTTCATTGGTTGCTCAACCATCTTCTTAACAGCGTAGCCAAAGCAAGTAAAGTCTTTACCTGCACGACGGGACCAACATAGAACGACTAACTTCGCACCTCTTTCTAGGGCTCGAAGGGCTTTTGCTTGGTAGTGTCTTGCTTTAAAGTTTACCGGGATCTCCATATCATACATATTAACACAAGCCCTATTGCGAAGAAGACAACAACTAATATACAATTAACCTCAAGCAAGGTTTTCAAATTTTAAATTAATGAATAAGGAATAAAATAATATGGCATACGGAACTAAAACCGCCAACATTATGGACATCCCACTAAGTATTTCTTCAGTGGTTGCACCATACCTAGGCGACAATGGTTACAAGTTTGAAGGCCTAAATAGCATTAGAGTTCTTAGCATCGCTAACGGATCTCTTGCTACTTATGACGAAGCTCATGCAACCGCCCCTTTTGGATCACCTTCATTGGTTGTTCCTGACGAGCAAACTTTAACACTTGCTTACAATAAGTCAATGCTTCTACGCATCCAGAGGACTCAAATCCAGGACATCCCTGTTTCTGAATTCTCTAAGAAAGTAGCTCTACAACAGGCTGACGAAGTTTTCGTTCCTGCTCACGATGCTTACTCTCTTGCGAAGATCTTGGCATCCCGTCCTGCTGGTAACAAAGTTGTCTTCGACGCTAACGCTGGTACAAATGATCTAAAGCTACAGTTCGCAAGGACTATAGACAAAGTTCGTACTGGAGGTGGAGCTGTTGGTAACGTAGTTGCTTGGTTAGGTTTCGAGAAAGCTTCTGTTCTTAGTTCTGACATCAACTTCACAGGTTCTGATGCTGGATACGGGGACGCTAAGAAGGGTTACCTCGGAATGTTCAAGGGAGCAAAAATCGTTGAAGTACCTGATGCCTACCTAGGCGCTGGTGTTTACATGATCGTCGCTGATAAGCGTGCAGTCATCAACGTAACTCCTAAGATGGACCCTAAAGCTGGTGGTATGAAAGTTTTGGAAGATGTACCTCTATTCAGTGGTATTGAGATCCAACTTCGTGACCGCTCTGACACATTTGTTCTTACAAAGAAAGTCAACAGCATCGCATCTTTGGAAAACGACTAGTCTTTACTAGAGCGTTTGAGAGGAGCCCCACTAGGGGCTTCTTTTTATTCTGTTTATGTTATAATTCAAGGAAAAATAAGGGGGACTTATGACATACGATAATCTGAAGGCAAGTGATGGAACCGGGAACGCTGTTCTAGCCCATATTGAGAGCAATCGAGCGGCTCTAGCAACTGTAATTAATGTAGATAGTGTAGACAACTGGCCTAATGAATTTATCGTAACGACAGGGACTCTCTTAGGTACTGGATTCTTAGACCCAGATACACAACTAGAGTTTGAGGGGCACCTAAGTGCTGGAGATATTATTATTGACTCCGTAATGCCCGGTTATACTGATGTTGGCAACACTACTGGGCAAGTAGCTTTTATTAAGCCGACCACTGGGTTCGCAGATAATGTGGTTGCTTTAGCCAAAGTATCACATAACGCTGACGGGACAATTAAGAACGACACAATCACAACCCCTGACCAGTTCGCCGACCCAGTAGACCCAGCCCTCAGAATGAGAGAGAGCGAATTTGACTATATTGCTTCTGGATGTGTCTTAACAGGGACAGGATATGGTTCAACCTTGGCATGGAGTTTAACTGCTGGAGTAGTCTATATCAATGGTAAAAGGTACACTGTGGCAGCCGCTACTGGTGTAGTTGTCGCTTCCAAGGACACTTACTTCGACCTTCTAGAACCCGTTTCCGGGAATGTCGCAACTCTTGTTTATACTGGAGGCAACTCAGTGGCTAATAACGCTGCTTCTCCGGCCCTAGCAGCGAACAGCGTACGCTTGGGGATAATTGTTTCAGGAGCTAATATCGCGAACGTCGCCGCTATTAACCAAGGACAAGTCAATAAGATTCTACCTATCGTAGTGAGTGGGAGTTATGCTTACGCTGTCACAGATTCTCTGGGTAATCTCATTTGCCCTAGAGATCCTAGGAGAAAGTTGCTAGGTTATCACGACTTTAAGTCTGCAAATGCTACTGCTTCTCTCACTGCTGTTCAGTGTAATGGCTTAACGATGCCAATTATAATCCCAAAGGGTAGACGTGCAAAAATAACACTTTCGGCAGATCAGCTATACATGGCAACTGGTGGCGCAGTTGGCTATGCTTTCCTCTATGACGGGACAATTGCAGGAGCTGGAACTCAAATTGCTCGGGCTTCTATAAACAACAACACGACTGCTAATGTCGGTGCCCCACTCTATGTCAGTGTAATAGTTGAGGGCTCCCCTACCGCAGACACCCCTAAAGTATTTAGTGTGGGGATACAGACATCAAATGCTGGCAGACCAGTCTCTATTGAAGCTAGTTCCACATCTCCAACGATACTAACGGCAGAAATAGTATAAAAAACACTATGGCACCCCAAGATGGAATCACAACTTACTTATTCACTCAAGGAGTTCTTGGAGTGCTTTGTATTGCTCTTGGGGCAGTTTGCATAAAGCTTTACAAGAAAGTTGAACAGCTCCAGGACGCTAGGTTGGCAGATAGCAAAGAGGTTACTAAAGAGGTGACGGCAGTAGTGTCGGGTAATACTAATGCCATGAACCTCTTCTCCGCGAAGATTAACAATGGCAAGGGAGGTGAAGCATGAGATGGTTAAAAAAGAAAGAGCCCAAGGTCAAGAAGATCCAAGAGCTCGCCAAGACTAAAGAGGCTAGGAAGAAGGTTGTCGGGCAAGCCTTGAACGCTAGTCGCAATGCGGTTAAGGTTATTGAAAACAATGGTTTTACTGTTAAAATATATATAGCAGCAGGTGGTAAAACAAAGAAAGGAAATAGCCATGCCCATTAAACTTTTAGCAGCGTTACTACTGGTAGCACAGATAGGAACAGTGATCTTCATCGTCTCTGTTCTAAAAAGACAGCTAGGTTTATTCAAGTTATACGTCGAGCCGGGGATTAGAAAGTTCCGTCGAAACTTATTTATCCTAGCACTAGTTATCTTCTTCGGTAATCTTGTTCCGTTAACTATTGGCTTCTTAACAGTTATAGGAGCTATCACTAGATCTGCGACCACAGTGAATCTGGTTAGCGGCATCTACACTGTAGCCAATACCCTCACTCTCTTCTTCTCAGCCCTGTTAATCTGGACTCTTTACAGGTTAGCCAGGCAGACCGCCACTCTAGTAGAGCACGATAAAGAGGTGGCTTTACATAAAAAGAATAAGTAGTATAATCAAGCTTATGTATACCTATCTAACTCAGTTTAACTCTCCTAACTTCACTCCGAACGCGAAAGTTAAAGCCACATACGGGCGTCCTAGGACTATAGAAGCCATCGCCATCCACTGGTGGGGCGATCCTAATACTAACCCGAGCTTCAGCGGAGTGATTAATACTCTCTGCAACCCAGCCAGGCAAGCCTCTTCCCACTTCGTAGCGACTGGAACAGGCAGACAGGTCGCTTGCTTAGTCAACCTACCCGATGCAAGCTGGGCCACTAACAACGCCAACCCCTATACGATATCTATTGAGTGTGACCCTCGATGCAGGGCTGAAGACTATGATGTAGTCGCGGAACTTATTGCAGAGCTCAGAAAAGAATATGGCTACCTACCTCTAGTACCCCATAAACAGTTCAAAGCTACTGCCTGCCCTGGTAACTACGACCTAGCTAGACTCTCTGCTGAGGCAGACAAGAAGATTGCCGGAGCTTCATTCGGAACTTCTACTGGTAAGCCAGTTGTTATACCTCCCCCTGTTGTAGTACCACCTCCAGTAAACTCGACCCCTCAGTACACTGCACTCTATAACTTTGGGACCTATGTTTTTAATAAGGACTCTAACCTCTACGACTTCGTAGCCAAGAAGAATGTTAAAGCTTTCACTAAAGGCCAAGAGGTAGATATCTATGCTCAAGCTGTAGTCGATGGGAAGACCTACCTAATGACTTCATACAGTTACGATGGAGGTAAAATCAAGGCCACCACAGGCTTCCTAAGCACCGACTTAGAAGTTAAGGCTCCAACACCTAACCCAGAGCCACCAAAGCCAGTAGAGCCACCAAAAACACCGACCCTTGAAGATAGGATCGGTGATATAGATAAGAGAGTGGGCGCTTTAGAGGTCCTGGTGACTAAGATCATCGACTTCTTAAAGGGTTTGTTCACAAATTTTAAATAAAGGAAATTACTATGGATTTAACATATATTACAGGTTTAGCAGCGGTAGGAGTGGTCGCAGTACAACAGCTATTAAAGCTTAAGTTTATACCGGTTACTTTTGCGAATAGGTACCCAGTACCAACGAACATTCTTCTGAGTATTCTAGCGGCAGTGATAGCCGTTTGGAAATCGAATGTGGTCCAGCCTACAGTTTGGACAGGTTGGGTTTCTCTAGTCGCCACTATTGCGGTTCTAGCGGCTATCATTTATAACCAACTGATTAAGCACTGGACTGAGCTCCGAGAGATGGAAGGTTAATATGGCACAAGAATCAATCTTCCCAGAGTTTAAGCTTGTTACTCCAGTTAAGGCTATTGTCGAGAGGCTGGGTGCAGTGTGTGGTTGCTTAGGTAACCTTCCATCTGTACCTCTTGCTTCTCACGGGGACCACCTACCTAGTTGGTTGCCAGAAGCAGACCCTAGACCGGCAGCTAATGAGCTGGTAAACTAAGAAGTATCCCGTTCTTCACTGCTCGCATTAAGAACGGGGGTTCTCAGGAGATTTATAGAAGACAACAACACGCCAAATCCTAGGGGCGTGTTTCTTCTTATCTCTTTTCTAAGTAAGAGATCATTTTCTTGAGGATTTTTACATCATCCCCCACTAAACCAAGAGTAGTATTGCATTTCATACAGAGCCAACCTCTGAACTTCCCGGTGTTGTGGTCGTGGTCATACGCAATTCGAGTAGAGCCTCCACATATTTCACATTTAGTAGTGTCCAAGATGGTGACATCCAGCCCATATTTACGGCGGTACTTGCCTGCTCGACTAATCGCATTGACGGCAGTTTGGCATCTTCCATTCACCGAGAGTTTAACTGGCCCATCTATTGTACAGATCGCCGTCCTGTTTGCCGGGTCTTTTTCGCTAAGTTTATGTTTTTGAACCATATAAAGAGACTACCATAAGTAGTCCTCTTAAGTCTCGGTTTGTGTGCCCTCGCAAAAGCACACAAACCTTACCCTCCACCAAATAATCCCACAAACTCATCATATCATATAGAGAGGGGACACTCCTAATTAAAGAAATGCCCCCCTGCAAGCAAGATTCCCTGCTGTCGAGTAAACTCTAGACAGGTACCTCTTACTATACTACATTTCTAGTCTTTAAGGAGTTTTTCGTTCGGGAACTGCTTACGACCCCACTCTTTCCCTAGGTTCTCAGGGAGAGTATAGAAGATGTAAGGTTGCTCAGAAATTTCTGCAGCTTTTCGCTTTGTTGCTTTTTTTACAACAACAGTGTTAGTAAGAGTGTACTCTTTAATCAAGCCTCCTTTGAGGAGCTCCTTCACTGCGATGGTGATATCCACAATAGGCTCACCAGCCATCCATTCAACCTGTAACTCTCCTTCGTTGATATCTGCCTCGTCTGCGGCGATATTCTTCAACATATACAGTAAAGCCCACTTAAGATATTCTACGTTTTCACCGAATACCCAAGCTTCTGGGTCTTTAGGAAAGCTTATCTTCTTAGTAGTCTGGTCAACTTCGATGTAACCTAGCTCTTCGGCCATCCAAGCGGCTACGTTGAAGTCTATCTTATTAGTCTGGAACAGCCTAGAGAGCTCTGATATTGTCTGCTCTGAGTACTCCCTGGCTAGGTAGGCTACTTTGTGGGCTTCGTCCATTGCTCTGTTTCTTGGATCATTCATAGTTTTTTAAAAATTTAAATTGATTTTAGGTGCTCTCTGGGCTATCTCGCTCGGGCTAGATATCTCTATCTGCCTAAAGTCGTAAAGCCCCTCTTCACTGAATTCTTCTACGCTGAGTGGTTCTTTGAGTTTGGTTTCGAGCTCTTTGAAGAACTCCTTATCTGGGAAGACCCTGATAATCTTAACTTTTCTAGTGTTCTGGTTAATAGCCACATAGTCGCCCCACTTACGACCACTGGCAAAGAGTTGTCCCTGAACCTGTTTCCAGTGTTCAATCGGGACTCCATCGTAAAGCACCTCGCTAAACTTATTGTCTTTTAAAACTTTGCACTCAACCACACCTTCTTCACCTACTCCCGCATCTGGGCTGGCTAGGAAGTATTTATTGAACCACGCTCCGACCTTCTTAGTTATATTACCGCTTATAGCTTCATATTGTTTCAAAGCGAAGTCTTCATAGTTGATTCCGTCTTCCATAGCGCTGTTAACATACATCTCAAAAGCTACTCCAAACTTCTGCTCAAAGACCAACTCTCTTTCGTAATCCGTTCTCGACTTAAGGGGCGTACCCTCCTTACCTTTAGCTACAGAGGTAGCGGTCCAGTCGTGAAGCCTACTCGCAGTGGGACGTCCAAGCCGGAGCTTGAACCACTCTGGTGACCGCTGTTCCCCGTCGAAGTATTGAAACTTCATACTAGAAATTAGCCTCCTGGATTATCCAGACTCCGCTGGCGTCCACTTTGCCTAGTATTGAACTTGGGCCTCGGTACTCTTCTTTTAAGATAGTTCCGTGAGCTAGGACGCCGTGTCCGGTGCCGTAATAACGGCTTAAGTATAGCTCAGATTGTTTTTGTGGCTGGCTCTTAGCCTGCACTGATGCTACAAACAACAGGGCGGGAATGGCTAAGATCATCACGAATGCTAAAAATGTTTTCATAGTGCCTCCTTAAAATGGGATATTACTTAATTCGATGTCTTCTCCACCAGCTTCTTCAGCGGCTTTAGTGCTTGGTGCCGGCTGAGTCTTAACTGTTGGCTCATAACCATAAACGTTTTTGTTTAGGCTTGGTCGAGTTTCACCTTTAGCGTTCTGGTAGGTTCTAACTGGGTCTTCTTTGACTTCAAAGAATGCCTCTTTACCAACTAAACCTTGGCAAGCTTCTTCGAGCTCATCAGTGTTGTTAACGGCGTCGATAGTTTTTCTAACCTTATCTTTGTTCTCTTCTTTTGCGTTATGCACGAAGATCCCCTTTAAGATATTGAAAGAATAGTTCTTAGCTGGAGCCGTGTGGAACCAAACTCGAGAGTTATCTTCTTGGCCATCTGCGCCCTCTACGAAGATGTCAGCGAACTCTCGCCCATCATCCATCTTGTCGA